TTCGATGACGTCGCCCAGTGCGAGGCCATCTTCAACGAGCAGGGCATCATGGACGGTGACCGCTACCTCGCGCTCAACACGCGGGACTACAACGGCCTCGCTAACGACCTTGCCAAGGCTTCGCGCTCCTTCGGGAACCAGAAGTCCGACAAGGCGTATGAGCGTGCGTATGTTGGCATGGTAGCGTCCTTCGACATCTACAAGCTCGACTACGCGGTGCGGTTGGCTGCTGGATCTGCTACAGCGACCATCAACACGACCGACGGTGCAGCGAACTACTACATCCCGAAAGCCATCTCGACTTCGCCAACGACGTCCGAGCGGCTCAACGTGGATAACCGTTTCCAGTCGCTGACGGTGGCAGTTTCCGCTGGCGCTTTGGCGGCAGGGGACGCATTCACCATCGCAGGCGTCAACGCAGTGCATCACATCACCAAAGGCGACACCGGCCAGCCTAAAACCTTCCGTGTCATCTCGGCGAGTGCGCCTGCTGCTGGTAGCCAAGCTATCGTCATCAGCCCTCCGATTATCTCCAATCAGGTTGCTAACGCGGCTTCCGCGCAGAACCAGAACTGCGTGGTGAACACGAAGGCATCGAACTCCTCAATCACGCTCTTGAACACGGCGGCAGCTCCTGTGAACTGCTTCTGGCACAAGGACGCGATTGAAATCCTCCCTGGCCGCTACTCGCTCCCCGACAACGCTGGCGTTGCGGTGATGCGCGGTTCAACCGACCAAGGGCTGGAGCTCGTTATGACCAAGCGTTTCGATCAGAACACCCTCACGACCAAGTATCGTGTGGACACGTTCTACGGGGTTGTGAACAAGCAACCCGAAATGAGTGGTATCATCCTGTTCAATCAGGTATAGTCACCTCACGGGGGGTGGCCCTTCGGGGCCATCCCCTTAACTTTACGCAACTTATGCCGCTCAAGAAGGGTTATTCGCAGAAGACAATCTCCTCCAACATCGGTAAGGAGATGAAGGCCGGTAAACCGCAGAAGCAAGCGATTGCAATCGCGCTCTCAACGGCTCGCAAAGCGAAGCAAGCGGCTGGAAAACCCGTTGGAAAACTGAAAAAATGATTGAGTTTCCTGCAATGGTGTACCGCTCGCCAGGGAAGAACCCTGCGCGTTATGGCACCTTCGATTACTGCGGCGTCGAATCCCAAGAAGAACTCGATGAAGCCCTCTCCTTGGGCTGGAGTTTGACTGTTGAAGAGGCGGTGGACGTCTATAACAAGGCCGTGGAAGACGCTGTAAGGCTCAAGAACGAGCCTAAGGTCAAGATTGTGGTCAATGAGCCGGAATCCGAGGCCGCGCCCCTTCCTGAGGCTGCTGGCGAGCCGGTTTTGTTGGCTGAAGACGAAGAAGAAGAAGATAAACCGCGCCGCAGGCGCAAATGACGCATGGGATACACTAAACGCCAGTTTGTTGAGGCCGCTTTTGAGGAACTTGGACTGGCGTCTTACGTGTTTGACCTAACGCCTGAAGAGCTTCAGTCGGCGGTTCGCCGGTTGGATGCCATGGTAGCGCAGTGGTACGCGAAAGCCATCCAGATTGGCTATCCACTGACCAACTCGCCCGAGAACGCGGACTTGGACACCGAGACGAACGTGCCGATTACCGCGAACGAAGCCATCATCTTGAATCTGGCGATGCGGATTGCTCCGCAGTACGGTAAATCGCCATCCCCAGACACCAAGTTGGGGGCGATTGCCGGTTACCAGACGCTCCTCATGCAGAGCGCCAACGTCCTTCAGCAGCAGTACCCTTCTCAGATGCCTTCTGGCGCTGGCAACAAGGACGTGGACTGGCCGTTCTTACCGGTTCCGTCCATCGCACCCATCGAGCAACAACCCAACGGTCAGCTTCTCTTCCTCTAACATGGCTATTCAAAATCTCGATAACGTCGACAGCATCAGCAACTCGACGTTGTTTGCGGTCAACCAGAACGGGCTCGACTACAACTGCACAGCAGCGGTGGTGGCTGATTTCATCGAGCAAAACGTCACGGTCAACGACGGCAAGGTCATCCAGTACGCCTCGCCCATCGCCGGCTCGACGGTGGCGATTAGCGGCACCAACAACAGCGTGTGGCTGGTGCTCACGCCAACGAGCACGGTGGCTACGCTGACGATCCTGCTCCCTGAGGTGTCGGGCTGCGCTGCAAACCAAGAGATTCTCGTGAACACGACGCAGACCATCACCGCGCTCACGGTGAACTTGAACGGTGCTGTGGGCGGCGGCGTTCCGACGACTCTCGCAGCAAATGGTTTCTTCAGACTCCGGTTCGAGCCGGTCATCCAAAAATGGTATCGCGTAGGCTAATATGACACTCCCATTCAATCCCTCTTACGGCAGCGGACAAACCCAGTCAGCAACTGGAACCTCCGCCCAGTACAGCATCCGCTCTGGAACCCGCAGCATTTGCGTGACCAACACGGGCTCGACCAATCCCGTGTTTGTACGCATCGGGCAGGGCGCGATTACCGCAACAACCGCTGACTACATCGTCATGCCGAGCAGCCAAGTCTCTCTTGGGAAGTTCGAGGACGATAACGTCATTGCAATCATCTCGCCTTCTGGAACGACGGTTAACTTCATCTGCGGCGCTGGCCTGTGATTCGTTACCTCTCAAGACGACGCTCGAAGACGCCTGCGGGGCCCACAGTGACCCCGCCAGGGCCGCCTCCCGCCGCGTCGTTCTACCTGCGCCCTGGTGGCGGAACGAACTACTATCGCCGACCAGGCGGCGTTGACCGGTACATCAGACCCTAAAGCATATGCCTGACATTACAGTATCCTCTGACATCGACTCCTTCATGCAGTCTGCCAACCGGCAGGCCGCGATGGACAACCTCGCCGGCGCAACGACCTCCGGTCAGTACCTTCGCGGGAACGGATCGGACGTTGTTATGTCGGCAATCCAAGCTGCTGACGTCCCAACGCTCAACCAGAACACCACCGGTACAGCTGCCGGTCTCAGCTCGACGCTCATCGAGACCTCTGGGGGTACGGGGAAGACGAGCTACACGAACGGGCAGCTTCTCATCGGCAACGCTGCTGGTGGGCTTACGAAGGCTACGCTGACTGGTACAAACAACATTTCTGTAACCAATGGCAATGGGTCTGTTTCGATTGAATTTAGTGCAGGTGCTTACTGGGAGTTTTTTGAGCACTTCATGTCCACAACGCTATCTGGAAACTTGGCATTGGCTGTCACTGGAGGCACGAATACATTAGTAAACTCAGGCTTTGGGATTGTTGCGATGTCAACGGGTACATCGGCAGTAGCAAACCAGCAATCAAGGCTCAACCAAGCGGCAACAAATGCAGTTACAAGCGGAACAGCCGCCGCAAGAGCAATCTTCCGTTTCGCACAAGGTGGTGCGACTTGGTTTGATGCAACTTTGACAGGCGCGTTGCGTTGCGGATGGGGCGATTCGACAACCGGTGAATCTGCAAACGGGATTTATTTTCGAGTGCAAGATGGGCAGGGGATTGATTTTGTAACAAGAGCCTCAAATATCGAAACGTTGACCTCAACAGGAGTATCGTTTGCAAATGGTGTTTTCCGCAACATGGAGATTTTAATCAACAGTGCAGGAAATCAAGTGATTGCAAAGATTGATGGAACGACAGTAGCAACGCATACCACAAATATTCCATCTGCTAGACTGATTTTCTTTTCGCACATTAACCGCACGTCCACAACAGGGACGGCTGTTAACGCTAATCTTGACCTTGTGTATTCCAGAATCACGCCAAACACACCGTTCTTTAGCTAATGACTACAATTTACAGAATCGTGCATCCATCTGGTTACGTTGAGTTCATCGACAAGACGGAAGCTGAAAAGTATCGCGACGAGCATCATGCTGGTTGCGAGATTCAAGAACTTGAGAGAGACCTGTCTGAAAATGCCCCGTAAACCCGTATCACTCTCGGTCGCCAGAGGCGAGAAGCTGCCGGTGTCGCAAGGCGCAGGGCTGACCGCCAAAGGCCGCGC